CCAGGAGCTCAGTAAACTCCTATCTTACCAACTACGAAACGGTGGTCGGTCGTTTACGGCTGACGGCAACGTTGCGTGGGAGGTGGATGGCTGTCGAATGAGCGGAGACATGAACACAGGCTTGGGCAATTGCTTGATCATGTGCGCATTGGTGTGGACCTACGCTAGAAGCGTTGGAGTGAAGTGCTCACTACTGAATAACGGCGACGATTGTGTCGTGATACTGGAGAGAACTGACTTGACTCGCTTCACCACGGAGCTGCAGACGTGGTTCGCAGAGATGGGATATGAGATGAAGGTAGAGGATCCGGTTGATGAGATTGAGAAGATTGTGTTTTGCCAGACACAACCTGTGTGGACGCCCCAGGGATACACGATGGTTCGACAGTACGGAGTTAGCTTCGCTAAGGACCTGACGTCTCTCAAGGACATAACCACTCAGGGAGGGTTTGACAAGTACAGGAACCTCGTCTCCCAATGTGGGTTGGCTGCCTATCGGAACATACCTGTCCATTCTGCGTTTTACGAAAGTCTGGGTAGGGGGACTAATGAAATCCCGAACGAGTCGATAGACGGGGGGTTGCGTTGGCTTGCGAGTCGCATGGATAGCCCTGTAGGAGTCGCGGATGGTACCCGCTTCTCTTACTGGCGGGCTTTCGGTGTCGACCCGTCGCAGCAACTCGCTATTGAATCGTGGTTGGATGGAATGAACCCTGCATTCCACAAACCAGTCCTGCAAGAGGACTGGTCATACTCCGAGGCTTGGGGCCTTGGGTAAGTGTTGCCTGGTGCTGCTTATCTATGGAACTGCCGCTTGTCGTACCTGTAATAGGAGGGGCTTTAGGAGCTGCTGCGTTGACCGCTCTCTTGTCTGAAAGTTCTGACTACCCTAGTATCCGTAAACCAAAAGAATTAGTGCGTGCGTGGCACCAAGCCAGGGCACGGGATCCTTGGGCAACCAAGGAATTTAAGCGCGAGCATCTTTTAGCCGCTGGTGACCTACCAGTAGCACTCCCACCCTCAGCTCGAGTAGCTGGGGACCCGATGAGGAGGCAGAGAACACCGCTGAAGAGGATCCCACGAGTCGTGACACAGAACGGTGTTACAGAACCGCGACCACTACGTGGGCCTCCCGCTTTCCGCACTACGAAAACAAACCAAAAAGAGGAAAAAGAAAAGACCAAAAACAATAAGGAAGTAGAAATGGGACTGAAAGCAGACCCTAAGGAGAAAGGCAGGGCGACCACGAGAGTGGCGCCACTTGCCGTGACAAGTGGGTTCAGGGCGAATGCTCCCCGAATTCGCATGCGTGATGGGGGTTACATCATCGAGAAGGAGGAACCTCTGGGAACTGGGACACTGGATGGATCAACAGGCTTTCAGGTGACACGGTTCATGCTGAATCCAGCCTACCACACAACATTTAATTGGTTGTCTGGAATGGCGGATAGGTTTGAACGGTATCAGTTTGAATGGGTTAAAATCCGATATGTCCCTAGGTGTTCCACCACAACTACAGGTGCTGTAACCATTGCCTATGAGCCAGATGTGACAGATGAGGCTCCGGGGACGGAAGCCGACTTGCTCAACTACTACTGCG